CTTTTCAGGATAAGCAGGAGTTTAACGATACGGTAAGCGAGGGGTGGGATATGTACCACTGTGAGCTTAATCATAATCAATCATATTATGGTACGTCGCAGGTCTACGTTCCTATTGTACGTGATGCCTTGGCCGCGCGTGAGACTCGTTTCGTTAATATGCTATTCCCTCAGGCTGGGCGTTACGCTGATACGGTTGGCACTGATGGGACTATTCCGCACGACCTTAATGCCTTGCTTGACCATTACGTTAGACAGGCAAAACTCCGTCAGAAGGTAGCACCTGCGCTGGTGCGCACCGGCGACGTCTCGGGGAATTACGCGCTGTACATGGAGTGGGTAGAAAAGAAGCGGCACATCACCAGTAAGGTGAAGCGTAAGGAAATGACAACTGAACTAGGTACGGAGATTGATGGATCGGAAGAATATGACGATGTAGAACACGAAGAAGATACGGAATGCTACCCAGGCGTGACAGTGCTTGACCCACGAAGGTTAGTGGTTTTACCTGCTGCGGGTATTGAAGATATTGATGACGCTGACATTGTAGCAATCCAGATACCCTTCACTAAAGCAAAAATAAAAGCCTGGATAAAAGAAGGCATTTTCGAGAAGAAGGCAGCAAAGTCTTTGCTTGCTAACTTCAGCACGCCAGTATCCCGGCATTTACCGGACGTCGCAAAAGAGGCTGCTGCGGCGTGTGGGGTAAGACTGGATAGCAAAGGTAGTAAAATCGCTATCGTGTTGCAGGTATGGACGCGGCTAAAAATCCGCGGGGAGCATCGCCTTATGGTGACGCATTTTGGTAGCGAGGATTTGGTGCTGGGGTGTAAGCGCAATCCATACTGGTGCGACCGGGTACCGGTACTTTTACAGCCCGTAGAACCTAACCCTGATAGCGTGTGGGGTGCGAGCCAGACGGCACCAGTGGCGTCTTTACAGTACCAGGCTAATGATGTTGTAAACGAGGGTTTTGACTCGGCACAGTACGCCTTGCTCCCTATCGTTATGACTGATCCGGAAAAAAACCCACGTGCCGGCTCGATGGTGTTGGCTATGGCATCTGTATGGCTGACTAGTCCTAAAGATACTCAGTTTGTTAACATGCCCGCTTTATGGAAGGATGCTTTTAGTCTTGTGGGGGCGTGTAAGGAACAAATTTTCCAATCACTAAGTGTAAACCCGGCGATGATACCCCACGGGAACGCGGGTAAAAAACCTTCCCAAGCACAGGTTGCGCAGGAACAGCAGGTAGCTTTAGAGTCGTCGGCTGATAACGTAGCTTTGATTCAGGAAGGGATGTTTGCGCAAGTCCTCGAATGGTTCTATGAATTGGATTACCAATACCGTACAAAACCAATTACAATCAAGAAATATGGTCAGTTCGGTCTTCAAGCGACGATGGACCGGGTCGAACCTTGGCAGACACGTAGCCGGTTTGAATTCCGCTGGTATGGAACTGAAGCATCAAAATCATCACAGCAGATCCAACAAATGATTTCGTGGGGTAATGTGTTGCGCGGTATGCCTCCACAAATGCTCGGTGGGCGCAAGCTCGACCTTGGTCCGATGGCGGAATATATCACGGAAGTGCTATGCGGTCCTAAACTTGCTGTGCATACGCTAGTTGACCAACGTCACCAGTTAACTATCCCTGCGTATGACGAGGATGAACTGATACGAAATAACTTCCCGGTGCAAGTTCACGAGATGGACAATGACCAAGAGCATATAATGGACCATGCCCAAGCATTTCGTATGGAGTTGCAGTTGCCGCAAGGTATGAATTCGATAGCTGATTTAGCACGTGGGCACATTTTAGAGCATATAAAATCTATGAAAGCTAAAGCAGAAGCTGCGATGGGCGGACCAAAAGGATTACCGGGTGCACCGGGTGGGGCGGGACCGGGATTACCTGGCCAACCTCGATCGGGAGCCGCTGGTCAGATGCCCACAAACCCACAGCAGCCAGCTGGAGCAGTTCGCCCTGATGCAATGTCTTTATCCCAGCCTAGAAAAAGCGCGGTGTAAATAATACTTGCGTTAACAATTACCTCTGGTAGTATGTTGACTGTTCGACTAGCCCCACGTAAGGGGTTTTGCCTGACCGTGCAATGAACAGGTTTTCGACTGGTGGAACGTAATTCACTTAATGGGGGATTTATGGCTAAAGAGCCTGACGATAATGCTGCGTCTGAAGTATACACCGAAGAGACAGAAACTGAGGAATCAACGGAAGAGACCGAAGAAACTGAAGAATCTACGGAAGAAGCTGAGGAAACAGACGCCGAGGAATCTGAAGAAACAGAGTCCGAAGATACTGGAGAGCAATCTTCCAGTCGTAGGGAAAGCCGTAATGCCCGCCAAGCCCGTGAGAATCGGGAGCTTCGTGAAAAATTAGCGCGTACTGAAGGTGAGCGCGATTCTTTAAAAGCACCGAAGCCCCCGGTTGATACAGCTGAGGCCCGCCGTCTGCGCGAGGAAAAACTTGCGTTGATGTCGCCCGAAGAACGTATGGCTTTTGAAGCTAAGGAAGAAGTAGGCGCGCTTAGAAATGAAGCACGTACTACGCAGATGCTTCTTTTAGATATGCAGGATAGAAATTCGTACGAGATTATGTGTACGAACGACCCTGTAGCTTCAAAGTATAAGGCTGAAGTAGAGCAGCTTTTAGTCGAAATGCGTAAGAACGGGTCAACGGCGCCGCGTGAAACATTGCTGAACTATGTTATCGGTAAACACGCGCGTGAATCAGCTAAAAAGGGTGGGGCAAAGAGAGATATGAAGCAGCGCCGAGAACAGGCCAATGAGCGTGTGAACCAGTCGAAGTCAAAACCGACAAGCGCGCGCGGGGGAGCAAGCGGTACTAGCAAGGGTGGGGATGACGTAGATTCACTTCGCCAGAGAATTTTAGACCGCGAAGAGCGCGGGGACGTAAACTAGCGGGGAGTCAACAACTCCCCGGTTTAATAGGGGAGTTGCATGGCTACGAAAACCGGCGGTACTAAAACTACTACTAGTCTTACTGTCATACAATGGCAGCCTGCGGGTGTTTCCGCCGCGGATTTAGCAACTATCAATAATGCGATGCGCAGCCCTACTGTAGGGTCTTTTGGCGCATCCGTCACTGGCGCGACAGGCTGCGGGCGCCTTGAAAACGGATTCCTCTTTTTACCAGCTAGAGATTCAGTAACGACGGTGCCAGCTATCCAGCTTCAGCCCGGTGACTGGATTATGGTAGACGGCGCGGGATGGCCGATTGTTGTCCCTAATTCTATTTTCTCAACTTCATGGCAACATTCATAAGGGAGTAATTCACCATGGTCGCAGTCAACACACAGACAACCTACGCCGCAGACGTATCGAACTTTATCCAAAAGGAGAAGTTACCCCTCGTCCAGCGCCAGTTAGTCCTCTATCAGTTTGGCCAATCATTGCGCCTGCCGAAGCAGCGCGGGCTTTCTTATCAGGCAACCCGATATGACCGCACAAATCTGCCGCTTGCCCCCCTAACGGAAGGCGTACCGCCTACCGGTGAAACTATCCCGATCGCTACAGTTAGTGTTACTGCACAGCAGTGGGGTGACACTATTACCGTGACCGATATTGCGGATTTTTCCATCGAGCATCCGCTATTTGTTACCGCTAAAGACCTTATCGCGATGAATGCGCAGGAAACGCTCGAGCGCAACACCGCAAATGCCCTCATGGCTAACACACAGATTAATTATGTGAATAGTCGTGGCGCACGTGCATCGCTGGTTGCGGGCGATGTGATGAATTCTCATGAAGTAGGTCGCATGGTTACGGCGCTTCGTATCATTGGCGCTGCCGAATTTAACGGTCAAATGGAAGAAGATTCGAAAGTTACCGCCGGGAAGCCTTCGATGGCATCGAAAGACCCAAAAGGTTTTTCACATTATGTCGCGGTATGCCGTCCCGAAGTTGAGGCGGACCTTCGTGAGAATAGCACGGTCGTGCTTGCCTGGGCAAATTCCGACATAAACCGGCTCTACAATAATGAGCTAGGTTACTGGGCAGGTGTGCGCTGGGTGCGCTCAAACATGATGCCGTATTTTGTCGGCAATGCTGCGCCAAATAATGGCGGTGGCGCTAGTGATGAGGGTTCCTACACGGCGGCTAGCACGGGCGGTTCGCTCGCTGCCGGCACATATTTTGTTCAGATTGTTGGCGCGTTGACCCAGCTAGGGTATGAAACTTTAGTTGGCGCCGCTTCAGGTTCAATCACGGTTGGTGGTTCGGGATCAGGTTCTATCTCGATCACGACGCCTAACGTGACCGGGTATAACTATCTGGTGTATCTCGACACGGTGGCTGCACCGGTACATCTAGGTGTTTCTTCCGCTGGGCCATCGGTAGGCCCACTAGCAGGTCAGGCTGTTGGTATTGCGCCCAATACTACCATAACCCTTACTTCTGTAGGAGTATCGCGTACGCCGCCTGCCGCGCCTGCGGAAGACGTGATAGTATTTCCGACTTTCGTGTTCGGGAAGGATGCGTATGGCCAAGTGATGCTGGATGATATGAAGTTTTACTTCCTGGATAAAGCGGAGAAGATTGACCCGCTTAACCAGTTGTACATGGTGGGTTGGAAATGCATGTGGAATACGATCATCTTGAATAATAATTTCATGGGTCGTATTGAATCTACTTCGAACTTTAGTTCGGCGTTTGGTTGATATTAATAGGAAGGGCTAAATTTAGCCCTTCCTCTAATACGGAGTAATTTTATGGCAGATAATAGTGGCGTACAGACGACACCTTCCGGCTATGTACGTGGTAAGGGTAGTGAGCAATCCGGCAGGAAAAATCCAGTTAAAACGGGGAGTAAGTAACATGGCTAGACGTAAAAATAATGATGATTCTGGAAATCCTGTTATCGAAGACGATGACGTTCCTGATATGGTAATGTCAGATGTTTCTGTTGAGCTGACGGAAGAAGAAAAGCTTGAGCTGGAAAAGGAAGCGCGCGCGGAAGTGATGAAGCAGTTGAAGGCGGCGCAGTCAAAACGCTTCAAACTTGCCGCTAAGCAGCGCATTCAGGCAGAGATGCTGTTCCGTTCGGCTAAAGATTCAAAGGGCGAAGATTTGATAACAGTAGAACTGTCACTTGCATCACATCCGAAATTCCTTATACTTGACGGTGCAGTTTATCACAGCGGCAGAAAATATAAGGTTGCTCGCGGCGTGGCGGCTGTCCTGCTTGACCAGATGCACCGGGGCTGGGAACAAGAATACGCGAGGATTAGTCCTGAGCAACGGGGTAATTTGAAGCAACAGCGTAATTTTGTTTTAAAACAACAGCACGACGGACAGTACGGATTACAGCAGGTATCCTAACTTAAACTAAACGGGGTACTTATGAACAAGGATAGTCTGTCAAAAGTGGCGGAGGCTGATGCTGACCACTTAGTAGCTAAACCCTTCGGTTACGCTATAAATCTTGTAATGGACTACGGTAATGGCCGTCAGGTTACCATTTCAGGTACGCTACCG